GGCAAATGTATTAAAGATTTCCTTGTCGGTCATAGTTAAGATTAGGTTGCCGAGGTCGGAGCGATCAGGGGTTGGACGCTTCTTCCTCGGTTTTTTATCGAAGCGTAATCCAAGTTCATATTCATTCATCATTTTCTAGCAAGCTCTTCACATGCAGATTCAATATTAAATGTATAACAATCTATAGAAGTAGAGGTTCTAAGTGAATCTGAAAATGCAAAATAGCTAATGCCAAAGATGCAGAGGACGAGAAATGCGTGTTTCATGGGGTTGGTTTCAGGGGTAAATTAATAATAACTAATGATCAACAGTTGTCAACCTGTCAACAAGGTTTCATTACTTGTACATCAAATCCTTTTTCCTTAAGCTCATCAATTCTATATTTCTGCACTTCACTCAATCTGCCCTTTGGCCCTTTGACCTCAATAAACTTAACCTCATCTGGTTTCATTAAAACAATATCAGGAAGTCCAGCTTTGTTGCACATAATCAATTTGATCACCGTCCAGCCCTCTTTTTCGTATCTGTCGATTAGCTTCTTCTGATATTGCTGCTCTGTGATCACGATAATGATTAATCGTATAATTCTTTTTTAATTGTACTACCTCGAAAATTTTTGGCTCTATACTTTTTTCTGCAAAAATATAATGTACTTTATTATTCCTATCCCTTCCTAAATAACTGGCTCTTTCCCTGCCCTGTAAATAGCTTAACGCAGAATAATCTATTCCCAGAAAAACAACATCATCTGCACTACTTAAATTGACTCCTTCCCTGCTGCTTCTTACCTGACCAATAAAAACTTTGTCATCATTACTATTAAACTCAACTGGATCTTCAGTAACACGATCACCAAAAACTTTCTTCAGCATTTTTTCTTCTGCCTTGTAACAATACATAATTGCAGTTTTGCCCTTAAATGTATCTTTAATATATTCAACCTTACTCTTATCAAAAATTACTGTGCCATGTTTCTCAGTTATCACATGACCATTTATTATCTGTTTTAATTTGCTCATCACCTTCACCCCACTATCAGCTAATACACTTCTACCTTTTGATTTTCCAATAACTCCTGTTTTAATAATCCTTAAGGCAAGCCTATAAGTTCTCTTGGACATTTTCACTAAATGGACATTTTCTTCTATTTCCTGACTAAAACCAGCCTCTTTTTGCGTCATATAGACCATAAATGGCTCAATATCTCTCTTAATTAAATTTACATAGGCATCTGAATAATCTTTAACAACGATGCCTGTTCCAACTCTTTTCTCCTTAATATCTACATAATCACCAGCCCACCTATAAAAACCATTACGGCCATGTCTTGAATATTCACTCCAAACATTAGTTAAAGCAAACTGGTGATATAACTGACTCCAACTTTCTGGACTTGGTGTTCCACTCATTAAAATAATTATTCCATACCTTAATTTCAAAATATTCTGCTGTCTTTGTGATGGCTTTGGAAATGCTCCAACACTATGAGCTTCATCAACGATGACAATATTCCATGATGTACCTTCAAAATTCTTTAACTGCTCAAAATTTGTGACAACAACTTTATCTGTTAAATCCATCAAATCAATGTCTTTTTTTATACTGCTTATCGCTTTCTTTTTTGTAATTATTAAAACCTTGTCTTCTTCCATATTCTTAACAACTGATAATGCCACAAGTGTTTTTCCTGTCCTACATTCACCACTTAAATATCCAAAGCCTTCACTCAGGCAAAGCTCCATTAATTTATCACTAGCTTCTTTTTGGTATTGTCTTAGTTTTATCATTTTTCTTTCACTATAAATGTTACATTTATTTCATCACCAAACACCTCTTTAACTGCTTCTTCAATTATTTCTCTGCGCTTTTTGATCATTTCTTCCCAATTAGGTGATAATGCAATTACTACCTCATTTAAAGCAATACACCTAAGTTCGGCTTGCTGTGATAAAAGCATTTTTGTTGAAGGGTTCTTACATTTATGCAGAATTGCACTCCAAGTGATAGCTTTTAACTTTTCTGGATGCTTAAACATTGACTCTACTAGATTTAGTGGTATCTTACCCTATAGTTACACATAAACAACCCTAGATATGGAACAAGAGCAAACTTTAAAAACAATTAATATTCAACTTTCACAGGGGCAAATAAAATGGCTTGATGATAATAAAGGGTCTGAATCAAGGTCTTGTTTATTAAGATCCATAGTCTCTGAAAAAATGGAAAAGGCTGCGTAAAAATGGATATAAAAGAAGAATTGCTTGGCTTACCAAAGGCATGGGGTTATGTTGCCGTTAAAAATAAAAGGCCATACCAAAATGATTGGCAAAATAACCCACTTACACGCTCACAGCTTTTTAAAGAAATATCAGCAAAAAGATCTACAGGTATCGGTGTCTGTTGTGGCACTCCCTCTGGTGGGCTTTTATTCCTTGATCATGATGGGCCTTCAGCAGCAAAAATATTAGGTGAATGGGGGTTTTCTCTTTCCTCTTTACCACCTTCATGGATGGTGACATCAGGTCGGGTTGGTAGATTTCAAATAATTTACCAAGTGCCAAAAAAGTATTGGTCAAAAATTAAAACTCGAAAATTTCAAACAGGGGTAAAAGATGAAGATGGCTCTGTTGAACAAATAGAACTACGCTGGGATGGCACACAATCTATAGTTTCTGGTAAACATCCAATAACTGATGGTTATAGGTGGATGGACGGCAGATCACCAAGAGATATAAAAGATATAGCTGAAGCTCCTCTTGCCATAATCGAAAAGATGATGGAGCAGAAAAAAAAGAAAACAAAAACACCACAAATTCAAACATATAATTCAGATTCAGATAAGGCACGTTCATTACTTCAATCAATTAATCCATCACGCTTAGATGATTATGACTCATGGTTAAAAATAGGCATGGCTGCTCATTCTGTTGGTGATGATTCTCTTCTTCAAGAATGGGAGTCTTTATCACAAAAAAATAGTAAATATCAATCTGGTGAATGTGAAAAGAAATGGGCCTCCTTTAAATCATCTGGTGTCTCATTAGGCACTCTGCAAAAGTTTGCTTCAGAGGATGGATGGACACCACCACAACGCAGTTTTCCAAATTCAATAAAACCACAGGAAAAATCTACAATTATTCCAACAAAACTTGAGCAACTAACATCACAAGAATTAATAAATTTTTTACGTAACCTTAAACAGGAAATAAGATTTAATATCTTTTCCCACTCCATAGAAATGGATGGCAAAGTTTTGAAAAATATTGAGCTTTTCTACCTAACACTTGCAGAACTTGGTTATAAAGTACCAAAAGAAATGGCTGTTGATTGCCTTCTTAAAGTAGCCCATGAGAATGAATATGATCCTGTGAAACTTTACCTTGATCATTGCTACAACGAAATAAAGCCAGAACTATATGGAATTGAAAGAATGGCATCCACATATCTCAGGCCAGAGGATCAAAACTTACCAGAGCCGACTATATATGACACCATGCTGAAACTTACTCTCATTAACGCAGTAAGAAGAGCTTTTATGGCTGGGTGTAAACATGACACCGCAACAGTATTACAAGGGCCACAAGGAATAAAAAAATCTTCTTTCTGGCAAGTCCTGTTCGGCCCTTTCTTTTCAGATGCCCTCGGTGATATTTCATCTAAAGATGATCTGCTAGTCCTTCACCGTTCATGGGGTATGGAATGGTCAGAAATTGACGGAGTAACAAGCCGCAAACACGCTGGTGTCATCAAAGCATTTTTATCAAGATCAACTGACCTCCTCAGAGTTCCATACGGTAAGGCCGTAGAAGAGTGGCCTAGAAGAGGCATTATTTGCGGAAGTACAAACAAGGAATCAGGAGTATTAATAGATGACACAGGCAATCGTAGATTTCACATAATACCCTGCACGACAAAATCAATAGATCTTGATGCTTTACAGCTTGAGAGAGATTCTTTATGGTCGGCTGCCGTTCACCTCTTTAAAAATAAAGAGCAGCATTTCTTATCCACCGAACAGGAAAATCAAATTGAAAAAGAAAACTTAAAATATATGGTTGATAGTCCTTGGCAATCTGTTATCGTCAACTATCTGAACGACCCAGCAAACGCTGTTAAAGATATAACCATAGAACTTTTATTAACCGAAGCAATAGAAAAACCAATATCAAATCAAACAAAATCTGACACAATGACTGTCTCATCCATTCTCAAATCCTTACATTATGAACGTAAAAGAAAAAGATTGGAGGGAACACCTAAATGGGTTTGGTTCTTACCTGTTCTCTCCCCTGTTCCCACTGCTGGGAACGGCTAAAACCTCTGCTATCACTATCTTATATATATATGTTCTCTATGTTCTCTATGTTTTATATATAAATATAATAATAGGTATATTAGGGGTATATATAGGGTTAGGTAAGTCTTAAGCATTTCTGGGAACACATGGGAACGTGGGAACACCTATCAATCTTAAATGAGTCTCAAATTACACAAATATCATATTTTCTCTTTTGCGTGTAACATTTACTTAAGTCAACACTTTTATGGCTCGCATTACCAAAGCTGAAAAAGAAACAAGAGTAAATAAGTTTGCTGAAATAATTGCAAAGGGTGGTCGTAGATCAGATTGCGTTGCTTATGCTGCAAAGAATTGGGGGGTCAGTGGTTCTGCCTGTGACCCTTACTTAGCCGATGCCAAAGACAAACTTAAAGCTGATTTTGATTTGGAAAGACCCCAAATGGTCGCAGAGCTTTTAAATCAATGTGCAACCCTACAAGTTGAAGCTAGAGAAAAAGGACATTTACATATTGCATTAGGTGCTATCAATACAGCCGCCCGATTAGCACAGATTGTTTCGTGAGTATTTTAGATACAGCTAAAGCTGGAAATGTTTTATATCAAATAGGGGCTTATGATTTACCGACAACAGCACAAGCTATAGATCGTATATCTCAAGATTTGTTGCCGCATCAATCAAAATTCTGTGATGATCTTAACCACAGAAAACTTGCTCTAGTTTGTGGTTTTGGTGCTGGCAAAACTCATGCGTTAATTTCAAAATCTTGCATATTAGCAGCTTTAAATGTTGGCCATGTTTCCGCAATCTTTGAACCAACAGCCCCAATGCTCAGAGATATTTTACAAAGGACAATGAATGAGCTTTTGGATCAATGGCAAATTCCTTACAGTTTTAGAGCTTCACCACTTCCTGAGTACAATCTAGAATTTAAAGAAGGAACTCATACAATCTTGTTAAGGACAATGCTTACATATCAACGTCTCCGAGGCCAGAATCTCTGTGCGGTGGGATTTGATGAGGCTGACACAATTCCGAAGAGAGAGGCGGAGCAAGCAATGAATATGGCACTTGCAAGATTAAGGTCTGGCA